TANCGTCTNTNTGGTCCAGAAGANTATTNNGAAGATTTAATTTATTTTAAAAACCCTAAAGGTGGACCTACCGGTGAAAGTTTGTTTGGACCTCAATTTCAAAAGCCTAGAAATAAACACTATGACGGTATTGCAGATAACCAGTTGTACCATGTTCGTTACGGTAAACGATCTTTGCAAGGCAACTCTAATGAAAAAGTTTATGTATTAGATGAACTGCAAGCTGACGTGCAACAAGCTACACAAAGGGAGCTTAGAAGAGGAAACCCACAAGAAAAAGAATATTACATGAGATTTAATCCTACTAATGCTGATTATTTACAATCACTTTTTAAGGATAGACGTGTAGAAAAATATTATGAGATGGAAGATTTAATAGCAAACCAAACAGCGCTTACCGGTAGATTTGATACAGACGCATCAAAAGAATATGCAAAATTATCTAAAGAGTTTGATGAAATAAGTGCAATGCAAAAAGATCCTAAAACGGGTAATATGAGCGTAGAAGATTTACAAAGAAAATACAACGAATCTTCTGTACATTTCCAACCTATGTTGGATACTGGAAGAGGTTATGGCGCGCACGGATTAAAATATTTAGTCAAACAAGCTGCACGAAATGATGTTGACTATATAGCTATTAATCCAGCTGAAATGGTTTCTTTGAAAAAAAGACCAGACAGACTATTAGGTAGTCTATTAAACTACGGTAATGCTAGAGGTACAGCCGGATACAAAAATTATGAACTTAAAGGTAAAAAAACTAACCCAAACCAAACAGCAATTTATCCTAAAATTTTAAAAGACTTAGCAAAACAATATAAATCTGAAGCTAAAACAATAATGGTAGCAAAATCAGATCCTAAAAAACCTTTTAAATTAATAGAGGATGGTAGTTTTGGCGCTGGCGAAGAAGCTTTTACTTATGCTGATACGGAACATCTTGCTGCATTTAAAACTAGAATTGAAGCGGAAAGATATAGCACTCGAAAAAGCGGGAGAATAGTTGAAATGGATGCTGATGATCCAGAACTATATTACCCAGTATTTGGCTTAAAAATAACCCCTGAAATGAAGAGTAAACCCTTTAAGTTATATAAAAAAACAGGTGGTCTGGTAGTTGATATATTTAAATGGTAGAATTTTAATATGACAAAAAAACAAACAGACTCAATAGACCCAAGATTAGAAAAAATATTTAGCGAAAGAAAGCTGAAAAAAAATACCTCTGGTATAAGGCAAATAGCTGCTAAAAACAAATCGCTACAAAGGTTACTTGCTAATAGCACAGCAAGATTTAATCCATTAAAAAAGGTAGGTCCTATACCTACAGCTATTCCTATGAGTGCGAAAACTGGGAAATATGTGCAGGTTAAGTGTAAACTAGGAAAAAACAAAAAAACAAGGGTGACATAACTATGGCCGTTGAAGACAATATTCAAGTAACGCAAGAAGAGGTAGATGCAGTTGAGCCTGTTGATGTAGAGATTACAGATGAAGCTGCTGAACAAGAGCAAGTTCAAGAAGAGGCTCAAGATTTCTATTCAAATCTTGCTGAAGATTTAGATGAAAGAGTATTAGCTGGACTGGCTAATGAATTACTTGCCGATTACAAAAAAGATAAAGAATCAAGAAGTGATTGGGAAAAATCGTACACTTCTGGTTTAGATTTACTAGGTTTTAAATACAATAATGAAAGCGGACCTTTTCAAGGTGCTAGTTCAGTGACCCATCCAATGTTAGCTGAATCAGTGACACAATTTCAAGCGCAAGCTTACAAGGAATTGTTACCTTCTGATGGACCGGTTAGTTCAAAAGTCGTTGGTGCTTTGACACCAGAAAAAGAAGCACAAGCACAACGTGTTGAAGAATTTATGAACTATATGATTACTGAGGAGATGGAAGAATACACTCCTGAGTTTGACCAATTATTATTTTATTTACCACTTGCTGGATCTGCATTTAAAAAAGTTTATTTTGATGATGTCATGCAAAGAGCAGTCTCAAAATTTGTACCTGCGGAAGATTTAGTTGTGCCTTATTATGCTACAGACTTAAAAGACTGTGAGCGTATTACACATTTAGTTCGCATGAGCGAAAACGATATCTTAAAAAAACAACAGATAGGTTTTTATCGTGATGTTGATATTTTACCAAGTCGTATGGACGACAGCGACATAAAAGATAAATATGGTGAATTAAGTGGTGTTAGTCGTTCTGGCGATGCTGATGGTGATTATCAGTTTAATGTTTTAGAGATGCACGTTGATTTAGATTTAGAAGATCCTGAAGACAAAAGTGATGAAAAAAATATTAAAATACCTTATGTCGTTACATTAGACGAAGGTTCAAGAGAAATATTATCTATTTATCGTAACTTTGAACCTGAGGATCCGTTATTAAAACGTAAAGAATTTTTTGTACATTACAAATTTTTACCAGGTCTAGGCTTCTATGGCTTTGGTTTAATACACATGATTGGTGGTTTAAGTAAGACTGCAACTGCATCACTTAGACAACTACTAGATGCAGGTACACTAGCTAACTTACCGGCCGGTTTTAAAACTCGTGGTATGCGTATTCGTGATGACGATCAACCGTTTCAACCAGGTGAATTTAGAGATGTAGACATTGTAGGTGGTAGAATACAAGATTCTTTCATGCAATTACCATTTAAAGAGCCAAGTCAAACTTTATTTCAACTTTTAGGTTTCGTTGTACAAGCTGGACAGCGTTTTGCAGCGATTGCAGACATGCAGGTCGGTGAAGATGGTAAAAATAGAGCAGTTGGTACGACCGTTGCCCTTCTAGAACGTGGTTCTAGAGTCATGAGTGCCATACATAAGCGTTGCTACTATGCAATGCGACAAGAATTTAGACTTATGAACAATGTTTTTGCTTCATACTTACCTCCAGTGTACCCATATGCGGTTTACGGTGGTGATCGTATGGTAAAACAAGCTGATTTTAGTCCAGAAGTCGATGTTATACCGGTTGCAGACCCAAATATCTTCTCAATGGCACAAAGAATAACTTTAGCGCAGACACAATTGCAAATTGCACAGTCAAATCC